TTATGCTTATGAACTATTACCCATTTCACCCCGGCGATTATCTTCGCGACACGGCTCATTTGAGCCCCATGGAAGACATCACGTACCGCCGTCTTTTAGACCTGTATTACCTGTCGGAGATGCCCATTCCACTGGAAACCGACTTGGTTTCTCGTAGGTTACGCTTGGGTTCCGACTTGGTTAGCTCTGTGCTCAAGGAGTTTTTTGTTGAGGCTCCAGAGGGGTGGATTCATCGGCGCTGTGACAAAGAAATTGCCGCTTACCAAGCTCGTTCTGAGCGAGCAAAGCAGAATGGCAAGGCTGGTGGAAGGCCGAAGAAAACCCAGCCGGTTATTTCTGGGTTAGCTACAGAAACCCAAGAGAAAACTAACCAGAACCAGAACCAGAACCAGAACCAGAACCAAGAACCAAAGGAGAAGAGGCACACACTCGCAAAGCCGGATGTGACGGAAGTGGTAGCCTACTGCCAAGAGATCGGCTTACCTGCGGCGGATGGAGTGGCCGTCTTTGACAAGTGGACAGGTAGCGGCTGGAAGAACGGAGGGCAGGCAATCAAGGACTGGAAGGCCACAATCAGGGCTTGGAAGGCCCAAGGCTACATGCCCAGCCAGAAACGCGGCAGCAGCGCCTACGGACGCCCACAAGCCACGCATAACGGGAGGCCGCCATCATGCTTGTAAACGACACGCCCAAGCCCCAGCAGGGCAAGTCTGCCGAAGACATCCTAGCCGAACTTTCAAAGGCTAAGATGCCAAGCGATGCCGAAACAGAGATTGCAGTGCTTTCCTGCGCCATCCAAGCCCCAGGCTGGGCGGCCAAGCACGCGCCAAACATCCCGATTGGCGCTTTCTCCAAAGACGCTCACCGCCACATCTGGGGGGCTATCTCGTTTCTCCTGATCCAAGACACGCCGGTTGATGTCCATACTGTCTGCCACCGTTTGAAGGATATTGGCAAACTTGACCTAGCTGGCGGCTACTCGAATGTAACGGATATTGCCGTTACTGTTCTGGGGGCTTACAACGCCGACGCCTACCTCCGCCCCCTGGTGGACATGCACATTCAGCGCCAGCACATCCTAGCCCACGCTCGTAGCCTAGAACTCCTTCTCCGCACGCAGGTATCCGAGGCCACCGCCCTAGCCGATGCCGTCGAGGCCAACAAGCAGGCCGTCGAGGATGCAGGCAAGGTGTCGGGCCGCAGCCTCGCCCGGCTCACCATGTCGCAGGCGATTGATGCCACTGTGAACGAGATCAACGAGCGCGTCCAGCGTGGCGGAGCCTTGCCGGGCTGGCCGAGCGGGTTCCCGTCCATGGATCAGCGCACAGGCGGGCTACAAAAGGGCCGTGTGACCATCTTTGCCGGGCTTCCGAGCGATGGAAAGAGCGCCATTATGCAGAACTGCGCCCGTAACGCCCTCATGGCCGGAGCTAAAGTTGGCTGGTATTCGCTAGAAATGCCCATTCCTGAGCAGACGTTGCGCATTCTGGCCGAGCAGTCGGGCGTGGATAACGGCGACCTTTACAGCGGGCTACTATCCCGAGCACAGCAAGATTTGCTAACGCGGGCTGTTCGTGAGTTGCGCGACAAGGGCGCGGTGATGGTGGATACTGAGAATGCCACCTCCGCCGACATCTTGGCCGATATTGAGCGGTCGGGCTTTGATGTTGCCGTGATTGACTACCTCCAACTTTTGGAGCCCGGCGACGTTCGCAAGGGGGCGAGCCGTGAAGAGGTTTTTTCCAGCATCTCCCGCCGCATTAAGGCCGTAGCAAGGCGGACAGGCTGCCACATCCTAAGCGCCAGCCAGCTTAACGACCAAGGCCGCCTCCGTGAGAGCCGGGCCATCGGCCAAGATGCTGATAGCGTGTACTTGGTCAACAAGTGCCCCATGGAGCGCAAAGACGGCAAAGCCACCGACGCCGACGACCAACTAGAGTTCGACGACACCCGCCGCCTTCTTTGGTGCGAGAAAAACCGTGGAGGCAAACGGCATTGGGAATTGCCTTTGTGGTTTTTTGGATCTACATTTACCTTTAAAGAAATACAGGCCACTGACAGCATGTAACCCCAGACATCCGACACCATGACCACCGAAGACGCCCTCTTTACCCTCCCAGCCAGCCCGCCGCCAGCCCTGGCCCGCCTCCGGGCAGAATACGCCGAGTCCGTGGCGGCATGGCACGCCGCAGACGAGCACGAAGACGAAAGTGGGGAGGCTGTGCCCCGTGAGGTCACTCGCCGAATGCACCGCGCCGAATGCTGCCTCCGCGCCGAAGAAGCCCGGCTGGCTGCCCTGGCCGACACTAGCCACTGCGCCGAGCTTGGCGTGGCTTTTGCTGAACTTCCACACGCGCTGCCATGACTGCCACCCAAGCCTGCCCCATCGCCCGAGCCGAGGCCAGCCTAGCCGCCATCTTCGCCGCCTGCCAAGCCTACAAGGCCCGCCACGCCCAGGCCCGGCAGGCCAAGGCCGACGCCCGGCTCGCCCAGGGCGGGCTATGGTGGCGGAAGGAGGGGAACGAAATAGGTCAGCCACCGCCGCCGGGAGCGAGCGAGGCCGACACGAAAAATCTATGAGACACAACAGGGCAACGAAACGGAAACGCGGGCGGGTGTTGGCTGCACCGCCATTGTTAGGCACGTTTGGCGAGCAATACGAAGTCAGCCTCGACTACCGGAAGCCGGATGGATACTGGGTGTGCTCGCACAAAGAACACGTCACCGTGCCGGTGGTGCATGGAGTGAATGAGAAGAAAAACCACGCAGCGGCGGAAGCCATCGCAAAACAACGATACCCAAAATGCAGAATCAACAGCGTGACATACTGCTAGTGCCTAACGACAAGCTGACCCACGGAGGCCCGACTAATGAGCATTGAATCCACAAAAGACGAGCAACGGGACTCCGTTGCGGTCCAGCGCCTTGTTCGGCAGGTTGAATGCCTGACCGAAGCTGTGGCGTCTCTCGCCTACTGCCTTCAGCGCGGCCCATGCTGGGGGTCAACTGGCGAGGTAAACAACGCACTCCAGAAAGCGTGGCGGCTGGTGGAGCAAGCCCGAAGCAATCCGCCGAACGCCAAGGATCACGCGACCGATGGGGCTTAGCCACAAATGAATCTCAACCGCCAAACGATATGACCGAAGCTGTAAACCCCGAAGTAAAAGAGCAGGCCCCATCTGGTCGCGTGCATCCTCTTGTTCGCCATTCGTTGTCGCGCAAGGCTGGATGGCGGATGCCTGCGAATACCGTGAAGGTGTCGCGCCCTGGCAAATGGGGGAATCCGTTTCTCGTCGGGCCGGAACGCACGCAAGTCGAGGCAGTGGGAGCGTTCCGAATCTGGCTCACGACTGAGGGCGTGACGGCTGGAATCCACGAACGCAAACAGTGGATGCTCGACCACTTGCACGAACTGCGCGGGAAAAATCTGGCGTGCTGGTGCAAGGCAGGCACGCCGTGCCATGCCGATGTGCTGCTCGATATGGCGAACGCTAGCCTATCCCACGGGGAGGGCGGAAAAAAATCATGAATACTGAAACGACATCGCCGCCCTCCCCGTTGGGATCAGGCAATTGTTCTCCGTTGCTGGATCTACGGTTGACCGACTGTATGGAGTTCCTGCGGGCGACTCCCGACAATGCCTATGACCTCGCCATCGTAGATCCGCCGTATGGACTCGGTGACGTGCTTGTGGCTGGTGGAACGTGGTCGGTCAAGTATCAGGCCAAGGGCGCGAAATGGGACGTAAAACCAGAGGCGGAATACTTCGAGCAACTCCGTCGCGTGGCGAAAAACTGGATCGTATGGGGAGCGAACTACTACTCGGAACACCTCCCGCCAACGCGGGGCTTCGTCGTGTGGCACAAGCCGAACATGGAAGGGATGCACACGATGGCGAACTGTGAACTGGCGTGGACGAGCTTCGACAGGAACGCCAAGACGGTATCAATCACGCGGCCAAACGAGGACAGAATCCACGTCTGCCAAAAGCCGGTGAAGCTCTACGAATGGCTACTGGCGAACTACGCCAAGCCGGGCGACCGCATCCTCGATACGCACATGGGAAGCGGAAGCATCGCCATCGCCTGCCACTTCAGGGGGCATCCGCTCACTGCCTGCGAGATCGACCCCGAATACTTCGCCGCCGCAAAAGCCCGCATTGAACGGGAGACGGCGCAACTCACCCTTTTTACGGAGAACAGTACGGATCATCCAACGAATTGACGACATATCACGCATCCGTATGGTGCAAACCCACACCAACCCCATGACTGACCTCACCCTATCCGAACAAGCCTTCTCTGCCGTAGCCGCCGCCCTAGCCCCGCTCCCGCCCGCCGAGGCCGAGGCCCTGCTAGCCTTCATGTTGGCCTCCGTGGCCGTGAAGTACCGCACCGGCCTCCCCGCCTCCGGCATCAAGGCCGAGCTGGCCGCCAAGGTGGGCCTCGCCGTGGACGGGCTGGCGGGGCCTGCCCAGGCTTACGATGCCGCGCAGGTGGCGGGCTAGGCTATGAATGCGCTCGTCCATCACTGCACGCCTGTTAATCGGGATGCGGCGTTTATCCTGCGCCACTCCACTCTGCAAGGCCAGCCAAGCGTGCCGATTGAACGGCAAGGCGCTATCAGCAAATGCCCGTACTGCGGCGGGCGGGCCTACCGGGGCGGCTGGTGCTTTGGCTGTGGGGCCTCGCTGCCTAGAGTTGCCCTGCGCTGCGGTAAAGCAGGGACAGATTGCGAATAACCCACGGGCTTTGTTCTGCGGAGGTGATGGTAAAGCGGATCTTCACAGACTCCCCTCCCAACATACACATAACCTTGCGCAACTGCTGCGTGTTAGTGCTGTAAAGGTCGTCAATAGTACGCAAAACGCTAAAGCCAGATTTGTTGATTAACTCGATGTCCACCCACGCTCTGCTGTTCTTGATTGTGGAGAACAGTAAGCCGGAAAATTGTTTAAAACTTGAGAGCTTACCCAAGTCAATGAACCCTGTTTCGATTACTGCCTGATAGGCTTGGTAATATCTGTAGCCTGCGCGGTCAACGTAGCCGTACCCAGCATAAGCAGCCGGGATAGGATCAATGATTGCGTGCGGAGTGTAAGCAGAGCTAGTGCTAAGCTCATCTCCGCTGTCATTTTGTTCGCGTGAGTCAATAAAGAAAAGGTTGCCGTCCTCATCGTTGAAAACAACCTCTGGACGCTCTGCTTCCATTTTTGCCACACAGAAAACTTTAGGATAGGTGAACTGTCCCACAATTCCTGAGTTCTGGAAATCGTAGGCGAAACTTGTGAGTGTGTTATCTTGCCCAGGGAACGAATACCAATAGAGTTCTGAGCGCAGGTCGATATAGGTATTTACTCGGTCCGGCTGCTGTCCAATGCGATCAATATTAGCAATATCTAGCAGGTATTCTATCGAGTCCTTCGTGCTTGCCGCAATGTTTCGGCGACCATATCGGGCACCGCTGAACTCATATATCTGTAAATCAGATCCCAAGAAGAAGATTTTTGAGTTCTCGTAATCCGTGATGCAGGCCGGATTGAGTGCGCCCACCGTCACTTGTGGGATATGCTTGTCTGCGGTCGGGTCAGATGGGTTGAGCAAGATGACCCCATTGTTGCTGTGAACGTGAAGCCGGTAATCGTCCGTGTACAAGGCCGTTACCTTTAACCGGCTAGTCTGGCGGGCTAGGCTGATTAGAACAGGCTCTAACGAATAAGCACCCTCGGGAGCAATTTCATCGTCGGTAGCAGTCTTTGAGACATAAAGCAAGTCCGGCCCATCCAGGCCGCCGCCGTACCAGACTTGGCCGCCCACCATCACCACGTCTTTGTACGGCAATGGCCGATTCTGATCGACCGACATCGCGGTTCCGATTTCCGTATTCGTGCCTACTTGCAGCGTCTTTGTCCCCGAGGTATTCGCCACATCACCCACAAATGACCACACGGCAGCCGTACCTTCTCCAAACTGGAAATACACCCGGATCAAATCAAACCGCCCGCCCTCGGCAGCCGGGTCTGGCGTGATAGTAACAAGGATGTCAGAGCGGGTGGACTCGTCCAAGATGATCGTGTTGGAGATGTCGGAGGAAACGCCCTCGTAGCCTAGCCTCTCCGTGCCCGAGTCGAAATAGCGCAGATACACCGTGCAGGTCTGGCTAGTCAGGCCCTCCGAAGTGCCCGCCCCCAGGCCGCCCGACAAGAAGGCCGGGCCGTAGCTGCCAGTGTCGCTTGTGGCATCGGCGGCGGACTTGGCGGCCTCCAGAATGCCCACAACGCGGGTATCGGCGTTGACGTAGGCCACGATGGCGTCGGTGGAGTTGATGGGGCCGGTGCTGCCCGTAATGATGGTGTAGAGGTACGGGTTGCTGGTCGTGCCGCTGCCGGAGAGGGTGGAGCTAATCGAGGTGGCGTAGGCTGATTGCTGGATGGCTACTTGAATGCGATTGTTGCCGGACGAGCCGGGGAAGTTCGTCGCGTCCGCCGTGAACGTGAGCGTGGCCGTGCCAGCCCTGACCGCCGTTCCTGTGGGCACAATGCTTTGCGTGCCACTGCCAGCCGTGGTGAGATTGATCGCCGCGCCGCCAGCCGTGGCCGCCAGTTTGAAGAAAAAGACGTTCGTGGACACGTCCCGCATGTAGTAGGTCGTAGCCGTGG